TACATAATTACTCAATTTGCTAACCTTCCAATCTTAGAGAACAAGTTAAGTTGCTGGAGGGAGAAAGTATTCTGATCGATAGGAACGTTAACCCCAATCCGAATATACTGTCCTGCGCCGGATGCCGGAACTCGGAATTTGTTAAGAGATCCGCCGCCTCCCCATTCCATGAGTCCCCATTCTCCTTCTCCCCATTCTCCTGAGCCTATGGCAGCAGTGAAAGGTACGGAGACGGCACGATATATACTCTGGAAGTCGAAAGACCACGTTATCTGGATAACGTTTCCTAGACTAGCGTAGAATACGATCCCGTTGATTTCCTTCAACATCTTGATGTAGGAGGCGAAATCTTCTCCTAAATCTAACCATCCCGAGGAGTATCGGAAGTCGTACGTTATCGGATCATTCGAACTATCGCGATCGTTATACGATGAATAAGTCCCGATATGCCCACCCAGATTAGAGAGGCTAAGATAGATCGTATTGTCATTAGACCGCACCCCGGCCTTGATCTTATTAGTCCATTCCGTCACACGGTAGCTGCCGTCCTGCAACTTGACCCTAGTATCGAAACAAAAGGTACGAGACATAGTAGGCAGGATCAATAGATAAAATCCCTGCCTAGGGGCATAAACCGTACGAATCTCGGATGTTGGCGTGGCATTAACGTAATCCATCATATAGTCTCGGATATTCTTAGAGACGTTATTGATGGGGTTACTTCGCTCCTGTATGAGGCGCTGAAGACTTTGAATACCGTTCACAGAGAGGAATAAAATATCCCCGTTATCTATCTGCTGCACGCTATCTCTGGCTATGCATCCCACTCCTGACAGAGTGTCCTGGACGAATATGTTAGCCGGATCTATGCCAAGCGCGCTGCCTGCGCCATCGCCAAAGAATACAATAGTGTTTCTGCCAAATACGACTAAGAGACCGTTGTATGCAGCTAGGGCTACGATCTCGTCTATGCCATTAGGCCAGACTGAGGTCATGTCAATGGCGCCCGAACTCCCCCCGCTCCACGTAGTTTCGTCTAGTAAGTCACTGTATTTAATGGTCTGTTTATCGCTATCAACGATCCAGACTCGACCGAAAGAACCAAGCCCGCAATTTCCGGTAGGAGCAGTTCCTGTAGTCTCCACCATGTCTGCAAAGTCGCCGCCCGTGGATAGTAAAGGTTGTTCACCTTGCTGGACAGCCAGGACATTGTCATGGAAGTTAATGAACTGCCAATTATCGCCCTGTGTAATGGTAGACGTTCCGGTGATGTCGCTGGGAGCCCCTACACCCGACCAGATCTTATTTCCCCCTGCGCTGAGGATGGATCTGGTTCCGTCAGCCTTGATGTACTCATATAAGACATCGATTACAGGAGTCCCAGACATAGGACTAGTGGTGCCGCTGACGAATCCATTACGAGCCGTCAGGCGACCGAAATTATCAAAGACAGCATTAGTCGCATCCGTAGCCCACGGAGGGGGCAGCACGGTGTTTTGCTGTTGTTTGTTTAATCCGAAGCTACCTGGAGTAACTAAGGATATAGGCGCCAGAGGCGCCCCTGTACCTTTAGGGGTAGGCATTATGAGACTGTTAGATTAGTCTTGAAGCTATCTGCACCTGAATTCGCAATAGATATAGCGTCTGATAGCGAGTTTTCGTAGCGCATCCAAGCCTTGGACCCCGGCTCTCCGATCTCTTCGCCTCGCTCATCTAAGGCATACAATACAGCGAGGTTAACTATAGGTCGCCACGGAACCTGTACTGTGTCCGCATTTATAATCAACTCATCTTGCGGAGCGTAAAAATAGAATCTGTATTCTCGGCCCTGGGCAGGGATTCCGTAAAACAAATAGTTCCAAGCACTTCCGTCCCAGTACACTGAGAAATCACTAGGCTTGTCCATGTCTGACAGCCCTCTTACATTTAAGATCGATTCTCTTGTTACGGAGAAATATGCTCGCTCATTGAGCTGACATTCGTATCCATCCGTCACATCAAAGACCATAGGATAGCCACATTCGTCGTATGCAAGACGGGCATCCTGACTAGTTATATTTGTGAATGAATTTGTGCTGTCCGTACCGTTAGCGGTGATATTTTCACTAACTAACAGAGCATTCCAGTTATATGCATTCTCTACTTCTTTCTTGGCATCATTAACAAATTCTCCAATCAGTAATGAGTATACACTATAATCTACGGTAGAAACCTGGTCTTCTCTGAGCCGTTTCAGAACCTTGTTAATGATCTCAAGATAAGTCATAGTATTCCCTAGAGAAAAGAAGGGCCCCTCCGAAGAGGGGCCGATCCATTAGGCCGGGACGATGAGAGCCTGGCCGCATTCCGGACGGACGCAAGATCCGCCGAACACGGTGTCAGCCACCATCAGATCGCCGAGCCACTCCAGCTTGTACTGGCTCTGCATGCGCGGGCTAAGCTGTTCCACAAAGACAACTGCATCTTTATGGAAATAAAGCACCGCATACTGGTCCGTAGCAGTACCCGCATCAGCAACGGTAGCCACATTGGTAGAGACGTACACATCTGTACCATAGAGGTTTCCGATGCGTCCATTGCGAATGCTATTATCCGAACCAGATTCGCCAGTGAACGCCTGTTCCGTAAAGCGCGAGATGCCCAGCAGCCTGCGCTTCTCGGCCGGCGGAACAATCCAAGCCCGGTTGTTGTTCGGAACATCAGCATCATCCAGACGCTGAATGGTCCGGCGGATGCCCTCATCCGTCAGAGCTCCGGCGTTACCGGCATTGGAATTAGCCGTACCGTCCCATGCCGTAGTGCCGTCCGATCCAATATAGGCACCAGAATAACTAGAGCCCGTACGGAAAGCAGAACCAAAGGCCCCGATGTAAGTATCCACACGCTTCGCTAGGGCATACCCGGCATCGTCGGTGTAGAACCGGCGAAACGAGTCGAGACCCTGCTTAGAGATCAGATCCTCAATCAGACGGGCATAGTGCCAGTGCTGATTGATCGGGATCGTGGTTTCGGTCTCCGTAGCTGCGATCAGTGTAACCTGAGTCTCGCTAGCCTTGGTAGACGCGACTCCACGAGTCGGCTTCGGAATGTGAATCAAATCACCCTTCTGGCCTTCAAACGGCAGCACATTCACAAGCGGCCGCATTACCAGATTCGCCTTATACGCAGCGATTACGTCGTCACTCCAGATCTCTGGGCGGAACACATCCGCCGTAGTCGTGGTGACATGATTAGTACCAAGTGCCATTTAATTATTCTCCTATTAGATATTTGGAATTACTTAGCTCGCTCCTCAGCATAAGCTGCATACACCTGTTTCTGCCATTTCGGGTCATCAACGATGGCCTGAGCCTTACGATCACCGAGCTTAGCTCGCATCTTTAGATCGATAATTTCCGCCCGGCTCCACATCTTCTTAGAATCTGTGGGAGTACCGTTGCCGGATTCGAGAGTACCAGCCTTAAGCTTGTTCTCACGTTCCTGCTTCTTCTGCTCCTCTCTACGGGCCTTTGTATCTGAGACAAGCTGTTTACGCTCATCCCACATATCCCACAGATCGGTAGCAGATCGGAAATCACCCTTATCTGCATATGACGCCAATGCTTGGCGCGTCGTATTAGAGTTAATCCACTCCCTGAAGCCGTCATCCTCGATATCCTCTCGGAATCCCGGATGCTTTTTTAGAAAGGTTTCTCGGTGCAGATCCTGCTCTACTTGCTCAAGTCGCTGAACGACCGGATGTTGGTCAACTAAGGTGGTGACAGCCTGCTCTGGATTTTCGAGCAAATCATCAACCTTAATTTCCTTCTTTTCGGGCTTCCTTACTTCTTGACGAGTTTGTAGAGTTGAAAGTTGCTGGCGAGTCTGACCAAGCTCGTTACCGAGCCGTGAGGCTTTGCGCTGGGCCTCGGCATGCATCTGGATAATATCCTCTCGGGACTTACCCTCATACTTGCTGAGATCAGCTTCCAGATCATTCAAACCCTGACTATTATCAATATCACCCATTTGAGTCCTGCCTTATCTTGGTTATAGGACAATTGTTAAATAGCTGCTTAGTAATGTACTAAGTTGTAGCTTTCTTCTTGTCGTGCCTTTTGTTCCTGCATCTTAGTCCACTTATTGGCGGCACCAGGAAAATCAGGATCTACGCCCATCCGTCTCCAGTCGACACGGGTACCGGAGATTTGGCGTAAGGCTTGCGCCCTACACCGCGGGCATTCAATTTCGTGTACA